GGCGTTGGACGACGAGGAAAGGGAGCGGTTGCGGAGGATACGGGAGGAGGCCGGGCGCGGAGCGGAGCCAAGAGGGGAACCCGAACAGAGTTAAGGCCGTTGTTGCCGGAGACGGCGACGATGTGTGATTCTCTGGAGATGTACCTGGCGTGGCTGCGGGACGGCGGGTGCATGATTCGGGAGCAGAGTGGGAAGATTGCACCGCTTCGGTTGAATACTCCGCAGCAGAAGTTGTTTGATACGATGTACCGGCAGGCGGCTTCGGGTGAGCCGGTCCGGGTGATAAAGCTGAAGCCTCGCAAGGTCGGCGTTTCCACGTTTGTTGAGAGTCTTTTCTATTTCCTGGCTCGGGCGCGGCGCGGGTGGAATTCGCTGACGTTGGCGCATACCGATATTGAGACGCGGAAGATTTTCGGGATTACTCGAAGGGTGCATTTGTATTCGGCGTTTGTGCCGAAGCTGGAGCGCGGGGATTACCTGACGGACAAGGGGCTGCGGTTCGACGATCTGGATTCGGAGTACACGGTCCGGACGGGCGGGGGTCATTACGCGGCGTCGGGGGATACGCTGTCTGCGATTCACATTACGGAGCTTGCGAAGTGGCAGGGGACGGCTGAGGCGGTTTCGGACCAGATGCTGTCGCTGCTGAATTCGGTTCCCGACGATCCGCACACGATTGTCGTCATGGAATCGACTGCCAATGCGAACGATACGTCGGGTGAGTTCGAGAAGCGTTGGCAGTTTGCGTACGCTGGCCATTCCGGGTTCCAGACATGCTTTTCGGCGTGGTACGAGGATGAGCGGCTTGTTGCGCGGGTCCCATCCGGCGGATTGGAACCGACGTTGGAGGAACGCGAGCTTCTGGACAAGTACAAGTTGTCGGAAGAGCAGTTGGCCTGGCGGCGGCAGAAGATTGCGACGACGTTCAACGGCGATACGGTGCTGTTTAATCAGGAGTTTCCGCATTCGCCGGAGTCTGCGTTTGCCGTGCGGCGCGGCAAGATTTTCCCATTCCTGACCCGCAGCAAGCACGAGTGGAATACGAATGTTTCTGAGTTGAAAGCGGCTGGTTACGAGCTGTACCGGGGGATTGACTTCGGCGGGAACGACCCGTTTGTGTGCATCGGGATTGCGCACAAGGCTGGGATGCCGAGGTTTACGGTCGATATCGACGCCTGCCCGGATGCCTGGAAGGAACTTCTGGCGTACGCGCGTGACGACAAGGGTAAGCCGAAGGACCGCAACACGCACGTTGTAGATTCGCTGCGATACGTGGCGATGACGTTCGACTTGACCGGCCACCTGCATATCTATCGGCTGTTGTATGTGCCGCAGCACGCGCATCGGGGGAAGTCGCTTGTGGATCTGGCGGGCGATATCAACCAGTTGTTCGCTGGTGACGACATTCTTGCGACCGTCTGCGACCGCAGCCGTCCGGACTCGATTGTCTTGCTCAACCAGTTGGGGATTCCGTGCTGTTCTAACAGGGAACCCAGGACGATCCGCATCGGAGAGATCGAGGACGGTATTTCGAAATTGCAGGCGTTGATGCTCGCGACCACGCCGATTGTTGCGGAGTCCTCGCCGGTTCCGTTTCCGAGGCAGATGCTGGAGAAGGAGCGGAACGGGGGTTGGGAGTTTGGGCAGCCGCTGCTTACGGCTGAGACTCTGTGTGCGATGTCCGAGATCCGGACGGCTGACATGCTGATGGCGGCTGGCCTGGACCCGATTTTTGGAGGACCGTTCGGATGAAGAAACCTGAGAACAGTCAGGTTCCCTCGCCTTTGACCTTTGCTGACGGCATCAAGTTTGCGATGGCGTGCGGCTGGCTGAACGACGGTGATCCGTTCGTGCTGCGCGCTGCATTGCAGGCGATTCGGCAGTACGAGGCTGGGAACGACCCGCCCAAGCGTGTATCGGTGAACTGGATTACGACCCGTCAGGACTGGCGCGAGGAGTTCAGTCGCCGCGAAGGGGACTCTGTATTGCGTGGCGTCCAGACGGTTTCCGAGATCCGGGCGATGCGTAGGAACGGCAGGCCGCCGGGTGTCGGAATCAACGAACACGACTGGTATCCGAGGGAGGCGAGCCGTGCGTAAGAAGGTAAAGAAGGCGGCTCCACGCCGGTCAGACTACTCGCGGGTCACGGAACTTGTGCAGGACGTGGGCAAGAGTGTTGCTACACTGGCGGCGCGAGTCGAGGCGTTGGAACATGAGTTGCGACGCCGGATTCAGGTAGAGAACTTTTCGCACGAACTGCGTGAGGGCATGCCGGGAGTCCCGGCCTTTGAGCAGTAGCGAGGGTCACGATGGGAACGTATCCAGACGCGCAGCCGACGACTACGCCATTTGTCGATCTTGACTGGAAGAGCGACCAGAACGTTAGGTCGTTTGTCGAGTCAAAGTTTCTCGAGCGCGACCAGTTCAATTTCGACCGGATGCGCCAGTCTGAAATCAACATCGCGTGGTATCGAGGACACCAGGAAACCCGCTGGCATGCACGCGAGCGGCGGCTTTTCCGGTACCCGAACCCCAACAAGCGCGTCCGCCTCATCATCAACCTCATGCAGCCGCTCATCGAAGGGTACATTTCCAAGCTAGCCAGCGACCCAATCAACTGGGTGGTTGAGCCCGCGACCGGTGATTCCGGTGATTTCGATATCGCTCGGCTCTCGACGCAGATCCTGGAGTCGTATTTTTATCGAATGGATGTGGAGCGAATCGTAGAGCAGTGCGACCGCTGGGCAACACTGACCGGGCAGGCGTTTTTGAAGGTTTGCTGGGACCCGTTCGCCGGCGAGGAAGCGGCTTCAATCGGTCCGGAAGATGTCGGGCTTGACGCTGCCGCGTTTCGGAGGGAGTTCAAATCAGACGCCTACTCGCTGAAGTTGGGCGATCTGTCGATAGAGCCGATTTCGCTGTTCAACATCTCTTGGGGTCCGGCCGAATGCAAGTTCCAGGACGCGGAGTATGTGCTGGTCAGCTATGAGCGGAGCGCTGCCTATTGCATGGAGCGGTACGGGCTTGACCGCGAGCAGGTGAAATCGGCCTATGACAACTCGATGCGCCTCTATCGGCCGGGTGATGCAACGGCTTTTGGAACGGTACAGACCCAGCCGCGTGAGGATACCTGTCTGGTCAAGGAAATGTGGGTTCGCAAGAACGCCTCGATTCTCGGACTGGAGCAGGGCCGGCACGTTGTCGTTGTCGGAAACGAGACGGTCAAGAATGCTCCCAACCCGTACCGGCACGGACGGATTCCGATCGTCGAATACAGCCTGCTGGAGCCTCCGGGACAGGTTCGCGGGGAAACTTTCGTCGATAACCTCATTGCTCCGCAGGCGACGATCAATGTGCGGGTGAGCCAGATTTGCGAGATTGCGGAGTTAAACGCCAATCCGGTATGGCTGGCACAGCTCGGCAGCATCACAAACGAGGACGAATGGATCGACCGGCGGGGTGGGGTTCGGTATTTCAAGGGAATTACGCCCACGCTGGTACCCGGATCTGCGGCTCCTCCGGCGTTGCTGAATGAAGTTCAGTATCAGATTCGTTTCATGCAGGACATCGCTGGAATCCACGACGTTTCGCAGGCCAAGAACCCCGCCGGGACGCGCTCGGGGAGGGCGATTGCGCTGTTGAAGGAGGCGGACGACGAGCGGCTGGGGCCGGTTGCCAAGCGACGGCGGGATTTCTGGTCGGATGCCGGGTATCTCGCGCTCCAGACGCTTGCGCAGTTCGTGACCGAGGATCGTCTGGTAAAGGTCCTGGGAGACGAGAACGCCTGGGAAACCGCTCAGTTCACCGGGAAGTCACTGATTGGACAGAATCGCGGCGCGAACATCAGCTACTTCGACGTTCGGATAAAGAGCAACGGGGTCCCGCGATCCCGGTCCAGCCGCGAGGAAGCGGCGATGTTTCTTGTCGAACGCGGATTCTTCAAGCCGGATAACCCGGACGACCGCGAAACCGTCATGCAGATCATGGAGTTTGGCAGCACACGGGAGCCTATTGACTCGACGCAGGACAGCCGTCGCCGGCAGCAGCGGTACAACCAAACGATGGCAATGGGGCAGTACGTCCCGCCGCGTGAGGAAGAGGATCACGAAATCCAGCTGGAAGAACTCCAGAAGTTCCGCCGAAAGGACCGGTTCCTGAGCTATCCCCAGGACATCCAGATGTTGTTTGCTCGCCATGAAGTCGAGCGGCTGATGCTGATGGCCCAGCGGACATTGAAATTGCAGGCAATCGCACAGGCCGGGGTAAGCCAGATCCAGCAGGCCCAGGGGCAGTTGCCGCCTCCTCAACAAAATTCCGCGAACTCTGTTGACACAAACACCCAAGTACCTCTATCGGAGAATGCGAATGAACAGATTCCTACATCCTGACGCGGAAACGTCCGCACCGGCGGAACAGGCCGTTGCGCCGACCCCCGAGACGAAGCCGGACCCGTACG